GGCACCCGCACTCCCCTTAGAAAACCAGAAGTTAATTGGGAGGTACATCTTGAATTTACCACCCATAGTTCTCTTATATTTTTCATTATCGCTGTCTGTGCTTGTACGCTCGGGGAGGATTGGATAATGTGCTCTCGGCGTCTCACCGTTCTCACCCGTTCCAAAGAAAGAGTCGTCCCACGCATAAGCAGCAGTTCCTACCTGTGTGGCAGTGGGAATAGTATTTGCAGTAGGATCAGCAGGAAGCCCAGACGCCGCGCTGTTCGCCCCAAGGCCGTAGAGGTTGTCACCGTAATTCGCGGTCATGTGGTCGAAGCATTCCTTCTTCTCCTGACGCTTGGAATATCCCTGCCACAGCTCTTCCCAACGTCCATACACCTTATCAATACGTTGACCCCCAATTTCGACCTCTGCCGACTTCAAAAGCGTGTTTCCAAGCTTCGAAACATAGCGGTATTTCTTGGTAGAAATAGACGTATCCGTGTCGCCCAATGTTCCTCCAGCGAATGAAGCCCCAGTTGCATTCGCTCCACCAGAATGGGTGTCGACACTCGAAGTCTGATCTAAGGGGAAGTCGGTCGGCATCTCCACCTCGAGCCACAGGCGGTGCAAAAGATCTCCGTTGCGACTGATCACCGCGACAAGACGATTTCCGAACTGCTTGGAGGCAGATTGGAAGGTCTGTTCCACCGCTTCAACGCTGAAATTTGTATGACGGCGGTAAAGATTCTTAAAAAAAGTTATTTGTGAGTTACCGGTGAGATAAACATCTTGCATTCCATAGGCAACGAGCTGCATCAATCCACCTCCACCCATTGTGTATTAATGTAATTGCTGTAGAAAAAAAATAATCATATTTGCGCAAAACATCGTTGATTTAATTAGAAAATGCGAGACCGCCCATGCCACTGAGAATACGAAGAACGTTGTACGAAAGGGCGTAGACGTAAACGTCACGCGTTGTGATCGTCTGCTCAGATGACGATGCACCCTTGAATGTCAACTTTAATTGAGCGTTGTCAATTCTTGAGAAATTGAGGGCACCGCTGGGCTGGTGCTCTTCGGGGCTGAGGCAGAAAGAATACATGCCCGTCCAGTGGTCGGTCGGGACGCGCGTGTGGTGCTGGTACGGCTGCACCCATGTAAAATACGATCCAGAGCGCACACTGAAACGATCGTGACCGTTGAGCATGAGACCAACGTCAGCAAACGGTGAGTTATCGTCTGGAACGGCACCGTCGGACTTGACGTATCCGTTGTAGAAGGGATTGGGCTCCGACTGCTGGCCAGAGGGCTCCGCCGTAAAGTATATGGCCTTGGTAGGATGATTGAAGTTCAGGCGAACCGACATCGCCGTGGTGGAGGTCTCGGATGTGGTAATCGAAGGAGAGGTCTCCTTACCGGTGAACTGGAGCTGCTCGACCAAATATTCGTGGCTCATCTGAGAAAAGCGTCTACGTTCATCGGTGTCCAAATAAAAGAAGTCACTGTACAGCTTCGGATTGTCGAGCATTTTAACATCACTAGCGGTCGCGGCCGCCAGTGTCTGCCCATTGGCCTCACGGCATATGTCGCCAGCAGCACCTAATTCAATGGTGATTCTGACCTCGTGATATTGTAAAGCAATCAACGGTAATGCAGCACCCGCGCTTCCCTTCGAGAACCAGAAGTTGATCGGGAGGTACAGCTTGCGAGCAGTCGAATGCGCTCCACTCTTGAGTGTCAGTCCACTCTTCAACCCAGCTGGGTTGAAATCCGTGTTAGCGGCATCTGCGGTAATAAGACTTGGACCGGGCTGAATTGCTGTAGGTCCGTTATTCGCTGTCATCAGCTCGTAGCCAGCCTTCTTCTCCGCGCGGCACGAGAGCTGGTGCCAGAGCTCCATCCAACGGCCGTAGATCTTATCGATGCGCTGACCGCCGATCTCGACCTCCGCGGACTTGATCAGCGCGTGGCCAAGCTTCGAGACGTACTCGTGTCCAGATGCGGGTGCGTCCGGAAGAGTGACCTCAAGCCAGAGACGGTGCAGCAGGTCACCGTTGCGGCTGATCACCGCGACGAGACGGTTGCCAAGGTTCTTCGAGTTCGACTGGAAGGTCTGTTCCACTGCTTCAACGCTGAAATTCGTATGACGGCGATAAAGATTCTTGAAAAAGGTTATTTGTGAATTACCAGTGAGATAGACATCTTGCATTCCATAGGCAACGAGCTGCATTAGTCCACCGCCTCCCATGTTTCTGATACATATACTATAGAAAAAAAATAATCATATTTGCGCAAAAACATCGTTGATTTAATTAGAAAATGCGAGACCACCCATGCCACTGAGAATACGAAGAACGTTGTACGAAAGAGCGTAGACGTAGACGTCACGCGTGTGATCGCCGAATCCACCAACGCCACCCGTACCAGCGGGCTTCGCCTTCTTGAATGTCAACTTTAATTGAGCGTTGTCAATTCTTGAGAAATTGAGGGCACCGCTGGGCTGATGCTCTTCGGGCGAAAGGCAGAAGGAGTACATGCCCGCCCAGTGCTTAGTGGGGACGCGCGTGTGGTGCTGGTACGGCTGAACCCACGTGAAATAGTCACCAGTGCGAACACTGAAACGGTCGTGACCGTTCAGCATAAGACCGACCTCCTCGATTGGCGAGTTATCAACAGGAAGCGATGATTCGTTGGATGTTCCGTCATCCTTTGTTCCGCAGAAATGACCGTTGTAGAAGGGATTGGCCTGGTCATCCGCAGGGGAT